CTAGGGCCCGTGACCATCTTTCGCTCCGCAATTTCTGGGTGGTCGCACCCCTTGAGCGCTTAGGGCGTCTACGTTGGACAAACTTTCGACTCGAGGGGCTGTAGGAACAGCATGAATGAAATGTAGGGGGCAGACACGCTACACGTAGCCTTCGGGCGCGGGCTGGTAATACGTAGAACAATTCTAGTTGATGGGGGAGCATACCTCACAGTGCCCACCCTGGTCCTTGGTAAGGTTGATGGACTCTGAGTAAACAGTAAATCTCTGGGCCCCTGAGGCCCAGCGCGGCCGGCGTGAATGGCGGTGCTTGGGGGTGTTGCCGGGCAATCTGAACCCCTGGGATGGAATGCTCAAAATAAACCTGTCTTTGGCTTGCTAGACATTAAATAAGTATTGTTGACCAGTGTAGACTGGTACATGGGCTAGGACCTCCTGAGTAAACAGTAAATCAACCGTGAGCGCAATGTCATGGAATGCCCTAGTGTCTGGGCCAATATAGACACGGGGGGAGCCCCTAGGGAGCATGACGCACCTTTAAACCTCCAGTAAACTCCAGCTGCAAGTGGGTCGGTGTGGCACACGTGAGCCCGTTCGGACGCCAGCGTTAGGCGTTCACACCAACACAAAACTCTCATCATGGCTACAATTTCACAGAACCCCGATCAACCGCAAGTTTTCACCTTCAACCAATTCGCCGCTGTCGTGACTAAGTCTCAGAAACGGAAACAGAAGAAGGATCGTAAAATGGAGAGGGAAGCAAAGAAAGAGGTAGCATGGATGCTAAACCCCGAGGTCAACGACATAAGACTCTTGGGTGAGAGATTTGATGAACCAGAGGAGGAGTTCGTGTCGACGTGGGATATCTCGCAAGAGATCGATTTCACCCCACTCCCTGCGAGCTGGATTGCCAACCGCATCCGGTTCAATCAGTGGAAGGAGGCTGAGGCGAGGCGCATGGAGCAATCCATGTCACCAAACCCGACTGTTCGTGCTGTGGCCAAGAGCTACAAGAAGGGAGTCAGCAAGTGCTTCGGCGCCGTGAGGAACTTCTTTCTGCGCCACAAGTTGACGCAGACCGAGCAGACGAAGGCGGATGCCATCGTTGAGGCGCACGACAACCCCGAGGGTGAACTCGGGGATGAGCTCGAGGAGCACACTGTCACCGTGCGTGACGCGGAGGTGGTTCGGAGGAAGCCGAGGCATGGCAACCCACTTTGGTGGGTTAAGTATGCTGCGGTGACCAGGAGTGAGCACCCCTTGCTCTCCGACACCCCCGCCATGCGCCGCACGGTTCACAGGTTCGCGTTGGACTTGATGAAGGCGGACAAGGTCACTAGGACCGATGCCGCCAAGGTCATCGACATGGTGGTTGAGACGTGTTACGTCCCAACCGCCTCTAATGTTGAGGCCGCCAAGTTCCGCGAGTCCAAGATAGTGAGGCAACGTATGTGGGACGTTGCTGCTCCTTACTGGTCATATTGGTGGGGAGTTCGCCGCCGTGGGCAGGCGAGCGATTAGTGGGGCCCAGTGAGCGTACCAGGGGAAAATGCGACACCGTCGCCAGCGCCCAAGCACCCCGGTTTGGTGGTACGTCACATATTGGGTCGCCCACATAAGGTTCGGACAAATTATATGGTTGGAGGGGGCATGGCCCCCAATCGTCGAATCTTTTCCTTTAATCCATCCATTGTCAATTTAGAAAGATCGATCAAAACGCGGTTACTTTTCCAGAAGCAGAAAGATGGTTCGTGGGGCAACGTCACGATGCCCGACATCGCCCCATATGTACGTGTAAGCCCATTCGATTCGTCGCATGGGGACTGCACACATTGTGGGGCGAAGGTGAAGGAGAGCTACAAGGGTCATGACCCTTGGTCTCCGAACATCGCACTAGTCGTTCCCGGTTGTAGTCATTTGCTGTGCAATGACTGCAAGGGAACTTCAGGTGACATCTGTGGCACCTGCTTGGAAACAGAGTCGGAGGAGAAGTTCACCATCCCTCCGATGCGTAACATTGCGATCGAGCGTCTTGCCGATATCCGAAGACGCATTCTCGCGATTACGCCTTACCTTCGCCCGTTGGAACATGGGGAGTTTTCCCAACAGTACACGGGTAAGAAAAAGGCGTTCTACGAGAATGCAGAGAGAAAGCTCGAGAACGGAGCCCTCTCCAGGAAGGATGCATTCACCAAAAACTTTACCAAAACTGAAGCTACCAAGCATAAGTGGAAGTTAGTAGATGGTGTTTGGATAGACGAAACCGACCCGCGCAATATCTCACCTCGGGAAGGTACTTTCAACGTCGCAGTAGGCCGGTACATCAAACCGGCAGAGCCTCTACTGCTAGGCGCACTCAACAAGGTCATGGGGCACAAGATTGTCATGAAGGGCATGAATGCTGCACAGGTGGGAGGGGAAATCGCGGCCAAATGGGCTAGATTCGGAGGCAACGAGCTCGCTGTTGCCCTCGGCATCGACGCCAGTAGGTTCGATAGGTCTGTCTCTAAGATTTTCTTGGAGTTTGAGCATGGGTTTTACACCCCTTTGGTTCCAAGAGGCATCGAGCGCAAGCGCTTTGCGGAACTGCTCTCGTGGCAGATTTACAATAAGGGGAAAGCGAGGTGTAATGACGGTACCTTAACCTATAAGGTTGAGGGCACGAGGTGCTCCGGTGATATGAACACCGGCCTCGGCAACTGTCTCATCGCGTCTTGCATGATCATCGCTTATTGCGAGGATCGCAAGGTCCCTTTCGAACTGGTCAACAATGGAGACGATTGCGTGGTCATAATGGCCCGCAAACATCTCAAGCGTTTCCAAAGAGGATTTCAAGAGTATTTTACCGAAATGGGTTTCGTGATGGTCACCGAGGACCCGGTCTATGAGTTGGAGAAGATTTCCTTCTGCCAATCTCAGCCGGTGTACGACGGCCACTCGCACGTCATGGTGCGTGATCCCCATAACTGTATCAGCAAGGATTGTTTCTCACTGAAGCCCTGGACAAATGCCAAAGAGTATGAGTCTTGGATTTCGGCAGTGGGAAACAGCGGGACTGCGCTCGCAGGAGGCATTCCCGTCTTACACTCTTTCTATAAATCTTTCCTCCGTGCTGGCCGCAATGCCAAGCCATTAAGTCTTAAGGACCCCGCCTTGATTGGTGGTCTCTACTGGGCTTCAAAAGGTATGAATCGTAGTGGGTGTGCAGTGTCCGACGAAGCCAGGTTCTCATTCTGGCGGGCTTTCGGAATCACCCCCGATGAGCAAACATGCCTGGAGAAGCAGTATGACGAGACCACACCATTTTATTCTGAAGTTCGCCATGATCCGGAGGTCTACCCGTTTCATGAGCACGGCTTGCTTCTGTAGCGTTTCCAGCTACAATTCCCCGGACTGACCGGTCTAACAACTTACATCTAGAAGGCCACTAGACATCAAATCAGCAATTGGGTCGCATGGTGTAGAACAGCCAAAACTGTGAAGCGCTTGCGTGGACGCAAAATTTCAGTGCTAAGGGTTGACACGTAATGGTGCCCCCGGAATGCCAAGAGACTGCACGGCTGTGCGTTCTTGTAATGTTCCATGCGATGTACAGTCCCGTTTGAGTGGCGGGATCCAATACTCACTCATCACAATCTTTTACAAACTGGCAATTATTATTTTTCTCAACAGACATGGCCAAATCACAAAACTACACGACGCC